AACCACAATCGCTTTCGTTTCCTGCGACACCATGCAATAAGCAATCGGCTTACGAACCTTGCTGTGAAAACCGTGATAGGTGTCCACAATCAAAGTTGGTGCAGGATAGTCATCGGGATTGTTGCTGAACACGCGGCTAGATGATTTCACTTCCAGCACACCAGCCGAAGTCACCACATCCTTTTCATGCAAAGTGAACCTGCGTCTGTCTGCTTCATCCTTCGCGTATTCCAACGGTTGCAATTCCGCATGAACACCCAAATCGTTCAAGCAATCGGTGACATAACGCGCATATGAATGACCAAGTGCAAAGGCTGCACGATAATCAAATGCATTCATTCGCCCTGCCCGTAATATTCCGCGAGCGCAGGCGCAACATAATCACGCCACACAGATAAACGCACCATCACCAAACCTTCACTTCCCCAATCATCGGGCATCAACACAGCGCGACACGGTTTGCGAAGCGAACCAAAATCCGCTTCATTGGAACGCACCTGCTGTTCAATGCGCAACCACGCGGTCACCGCAGGCTGTATCTGTTTCCCTGACTTCACTTCGTTTGCAAAGATTGGGTCATTCCATCGTTCTTCGTTCGCGTCACCAAACTTGTGCGATGGCGCAACACCCAACGCTTTGCGTGCGTCGCGTTGCTTCTTCAATCCTTTCCTGCGTGAGCGTCGCCCACGCGCAACAGCATCACCGCATCCTTTGATGCGACGCTTGCCATCACGCGCAGGTTTGCCAAGTGTGCCGAACAGCGGGCAACCATCAACCTTGCAGTTGTCTTGCCTGCCTTCGCATTCACCTTTTCTTGGGTCGCCCGACATTCTTCACCACCTTCACAGAGTGAGCGAGCGAATGCCCGCGTTCCATTTCGTATCTGACAACGCGCCGCTGTCGTGGTGTCAGCCCACCGAACACGCCCCACTTATCATCCACATCGTCTAAGCCGATAACCAAATTCAAACATTGGTCTGTGACCGAACATTCCGAACACAGTTTCAATGCGGCATCAAATCTGGTTTCCTTCAATGCGTCAGGGAAGAACACATCAGACGGAACACCAACACATCGCGCGTTGTCGCGCCACGCTTGAATCGCCATTAGAAAGGTTCTTCGTCTGCTGGTGCTGCTGCTGGCGCAGATGGCTGCTCACCGTTCATCAAAGCACCAATCACATTTGATGCTTCCTTGCTGGTCAGGTCACCCAACTTGCCATTCACATCACGCCCAATCAGCGCAGCGACATAGGCAAGCAGGTCATCGTTGTTCATGTTGCGTTCGCGCGTAAGTTTGCCAAGCAAACCGATTTGCTTCTGCGTGATGAACCCTGCACCTTTTGCTGCTGTGGTTACCTGCTGTGTCTTTGCAGATGGGAACGCTTTGATGACCGTCGCAATTTGCTGGTCGCCATCTTGACGGTTGCGCACTTCATCTGCTGATGCCACCTTGCCTGATGTATCGCAAGCAAGCGCAGCCATAATGCAACGCCCCCAAGCCGATGTTTCTGCGTTCATCACCATGCTGTCGCGTGTGAAATTTGATTTTGGTATGCATGGCTCAATCGCAACTGCAACTGCTGGCATCGGGTCATCGGGTGTTTTGTAGCACGCTGCCACATACACAATGAATTCCTTGTCACCAATTTTTTTGATGGTGAACGGTTCATCGGGATTGTATGGTCGCAGTACCGCATCGGGGTACTTCGCTTTCAACTGCTCAATCCGTTGTGCAACGGTGAGATATCCGTCTAGTTCAAATGTCATTTCTTTTTTCCCTTCGTTGTGCGGAACACCCTGAACGGTGAACCTTCTTTTTCATACTGTGCAACCAAGTCAGGATGACTTGCCCGCATTCGTGCAACATCAACTGTTGCGCGACCCTTCTGTTGCTTCCAAGTGACAGCAACTTCGCCATTGATAGTTCCCACTTCTGCATCCAGCAGCATCCGCGCGAGATGGTCTTTCGCGTTGCGTTCAAGTGCTTCCGCTTGCGCGCTCATCGCGCGTGCTTCTTCCAATGTCTGAACCCACATCAACGCATCAGCACCGATTTCAACTTGCTTTGGTTGTGCGGTGAACAGCGTTGCGATTTGCTCAGCGGAAAAGTTGTCAATGTCATCGGGCATTGGTTCGCCGCGCAACACCCATTCACCAAACACTTCTGCTTCCAAGCGCAGCGCGCTGAACGCATCGGTGTTCGTCGGGCATTCAATCAGCGACAGTTTCAAATCGCGGTCAAGTACCGACAGAAACACGGGGCAACCTAGAACCATCTGTTGCGCCCACATCTGCCACAGATACATCGGCGGCACATCTGAGATATCGCGGATGCTGTGTCGCGATGTCGTCTTGCATTCCACGCATACTGCGGGTGCTGTTTCATTGTCCACACCATCGGCGGTGATGAGCCATTGACCATCACGATACAGGGATTGCGGCGTGATGAACTTCGTCGCAAGTCTGTCCGATGCGTATTGCAGCAGCATCGGTTCTGCGTAGTTGCCTGTGGTCATTGCGCTGGTGGCTGGCTGCTCATCAACCACCATCGTTGCCTTCTCAACGAACAAGTCACCGCGCGTGCGGAACTGTGATGCGCCCATCAGAATCGGTGCGTCGCTTCCACCGAACGACACCAAGCCATCGGGCGTTCGTTTGCGTTGCGCCAACCATTCGGTTCGGTCTGCTGCTTTCGTTACTAACTGCATTGCTATTTCCCTTCCGTGTTGTTGTTGATTTGATTTTGCTTTGGGGGTGTCACAGGGTTTTCTGTGTCGTCACTTGTCGTGCTGTCTGTCTGCTTGCGGGTCACGCACTTCGTACTTGCGACCATCTGACTTGCGGAAGATATCGCGCCTGTCATTGATGAGCGCACGCACCGTTGCTTCTGAGCATTCACCAATCGCAGCAAGTTCCTTCACGGTGACTTCTGCGAAGATGTTGTTCCTGCACCATGCGATGACCGCTTCCTTGCCGCCATCAAACGGAAGCAGCGACACATCTTGTGGAAGTGCGTTGTGTCCGTTGCGTGCGTAGCCGCGTTCACCACCGACGATGTGAAGTGAACCGTCGCTGTCAATCTTCAAGAAGGTGAACACGCCTTGCGGCATCCGCTTCCAATAAATTGTCTCGCCTTTTTTGAAGTGCATGATGTCGCTTGCCATCATGCGCTCGCTTCCATATTTTCATCCAGCCATTTCTTGACTTTGCCGATGTATCGGCGAATATCTGTGCGTTCGCTGGTGGTCAAATACCATTGTTCCAATTCTTCGTTTTGACGCGCGATGATTTCAATCATGATTTCATTTCCAATTGCAATGACTTCATCATCGGTTGCATTGACTTCATACCACTTTGCGTTTCGTTCCTTTTTCATTTTTGCTTTGCACAGTTTGTTGATGAACGAAATGCATTCATCTGACAAACCAACTTCATCACCGCAATCACGGAAGATTGTTACATCCCCGTAGATTGCTTCTGGTATCCGTACCACTTTCATCTTGTTCCCTTTTCCATCGGGGTTCCTTATCCCGATACTTCAAGTATAGGGTATGACACCAAGCATTCAAATCCAAAAGACCCTCAGAACAGCCCCAAAACAAGCAATATCAAAAAAACTTTACGCCAACCCCAATATCCATGCGGCTAAAAAATATACAAAAAAGTTGGTGCGACCAAATCAGGAAACGGGTGCGCACGCAAAAAATCTGCGTGCAACACCCGCACCCGACACGATGCCGAAGGGGAAGGGAACATCGCGCACTAGAAACCTAACACAACAATCTTTTGCACCATCCCAACAGGAATCGCAAGCACCGCATCCAAACCGCCATCATGCGTCACCGATTGCGCCAACACAACATGACCAACTTTCCTATCAGCCAACAACCAACCAACAGTTTCAACAACGCAAGGGTCAGCATCAATATCGCTTTCATCACACCACGCACCTTCATTGATTGCGTGCGCATCATGCCACACAACCAGCACACGGGAATGTTCAATCTTCGTCGTCATCATCCGCACCTTCGCAAGTGATAATCCATCGTTGAAGTTTGCATTCGCACAACATCACCAGCCTTCACGCTTTCTGTCTTGACAAAAGATTGGTGCTTGCACCGTGATGTTTCTTTCTGGTGTCACAATCGCCAACGCTTGCTGCGGAACTTCAAACCCGAAACCCATCATCATCGCGTATTCATCAAAGCCCTTTGTGGAACCGTTGATGATGAGATGCGGCGTGCTGATGTAACTGTGCCAATGACCAAGCCAAAGCGTGCGGAAATTTTGACCCGTCTGCAAATACTTATGTTCCTTCTTCGCACGCATCCGCATGATGGGCGGATAGATACCACCGATACCACCACCGCCATGAACTTGGTCGCCATGCGTAATCAGATGACCGTGTTCATAAATCTTCAAGAACGCATCCGCAGAAGTAGGAATCAGAAACGACACCCGATTGTCAGAAGCAAAATATCGTTCCACCATCTTTGACAACAACCAATCAAAGTTCGTCACCACACGCTGCTTCATACGCGGCTTGCGCGTAGTACGCCCATGATTACCAACCACGCTGACCACTTGCACCTTCTTGAATTCATCAGCCAACAACCCCACAGCACCCGCAATTTGTTCAGACCAATACAAGCAACTTTCCAACATCGTCGCTTCATTCGTATCCTTCAATTCTTCGTGGATGTCACCCGAAAAAATGTCGCCACCCAAAACCAAAACAATCCCGTCATACTTCACGCCCGCCAAATAGTGACGCGCCATCTTCACAACACCCTTCGCCCACCGTTCAAGACGCATCTTGGCAATCGTGCGGTTGTAAGCATTCAACCCTTCCATCTCATCAGGGTTCACCACTTCATCAAAATGGGTATCCGACAACATCGCAACCAGCATCGCCGCAGAAGAACGCGGCTTCGCAGGCGACAACCATTGTGGCGGTTCAATCTCAGAAGCGTTGGCTGTCTCAATGATGCGAATGATTTTGTTCGCCTCATCAACCGCCTGCGTCAAACGCTCATTTTCGCGGCGCGCCAAATCGCGTTCCCTACGCAATTTGACAATAGAAACTTCTTCCTGCGTTTCTGCCTGCACTTCATCAGCGAACTTCATAACCCAACCCCCCACGCCTATACAAAGAAATCAGCGAATTAGAAACAGCAAAACCGCGACGCTTCAAAACCAACACCAACACCTGCGCCGAAATACTTTTATCGTGCAAAGCATCAATGAAATCTTTGCGGTCATCACCAGACAAACCATCGGCTATGTCTTGCAACATACGCCTATTGCTGGTTCCCTTCTGCGAAATCTCATTCTGAATTTCGTTGCTCAACAACCCCACCAAAAGCCCCTTCGCTATGTTCCCGAATGTGTCTATCTAGCCTGTCTCTAACCCCATCAACCTTACTATCCACCTTGAAAACCGAATTCAAAATGCTTGCCAACTGACCTTGCACAACCGCATGGTCAGCCTTGTTTTCAGAACGCAAACCAATCAACTGAATAACCGCAACAACAATTCCACCAATGGCTGTGATAACACCAACCAGAACTGCCGCAACACCCGCATCCATCATTCACCGTCATCTTCACCCAAAAACACCTTACGGAACTTGCGCTTCACTTTCTCAGCATCATCCGCAAGACGCGGCGCAATCTCAATATGTATCCAATCGGATGCAGGATTACCGCCACCCGTCACCGTTGGCTTATCGTAGGTCTGCCACGCATCCCTATCGCAACGATACGCGCGACCATGCTTCCCGAAGGCGTAATCAATAATCATTTCCACACCCAACACCGCAGCGTTCTTGCTCAGAATGTCACACCAATCCGAAGCAACCTTGCGACCATTCGGTTTGCCGCGCTTACCGTCACGCATATTGCGATACGAAATATCCATTGCGCGACCCGTCGCATGAACCGACAAACTTTCCTTTCCTTTCATCTTGCGAACAATGAAAGTTCCGTTATTCCACAAAGCACCATCGCTCAGAAAAGCCAACTGCCGCACGAATTCTTCCGTGCCATCACGCTTACCTTTCGCAATCCCATCATTCGTGCCTGTGTACGGGCGGCTCATTTCGCAGAACCCTTCCGTGCCCTCTTCGCTTTCACAGCCGCACCACCAAAAGCCGCATCAATTTCAGCCTTCGTCAAAGTGCCATCCAAAGAAGCCTTCGCCAACTGCTCACCAACCTTGAACACAGCCACACCGCCAGCGATACAAGCAGACTTCCAAATTTCAAGTTCGGGCGCAATGATTGCCGCACCCGTAATCACACCCAAAGCATTCGTCAAAAACAACGCAACAATCCGCTGCCCAATCTCAACCGTCTTTGCCATCATCATCACCTTTCAAAGTCAAAACACCATGCACCACGATAGTTATCAATGTCACCAAAGCGGCTTGCACAAAAGTAGCACCCGTCAAAGTCAGCAACAGATATACAGCACCCGCCCAAGTCCACGCATTTTCTTTCACATATTCACCGAAGTTCACAACCATCATCGCTTTCGCCCCTTCGGAAACATCAACGAAGAAACTACAAGAACATTCACCGTCTTGCGTTGCTCATCAGAAATACGCGAACCATCATCCCAATCCCGCTTGCACAACCACGCATCACCAAACGACGCATCAACTTTGCGACATTCCAATTCATAACTTTCCGCATCAACACGGTTAGCCCACAACACAAACATCAACGGAACAAGAACCACACAACGACGCAAAAACCACATCACACCATTTCAGCGGTTCCGCAAACCGATTTCTATCGGCGCAAACAAATCGGATTACATCACGAAATTCGTGACCTACTCTGGTAGCGATTCGCCTACTTCGGTAACAGGTGCAACAAACGCATCAAGTTCAGCATCGTATGTGTCACCGATGCCAGCATACTTAGAACGGAAGGAACCTGAATAACTTGTTTGCTTCCAAGTGCCACCAAGTTTGAGGACATCAACAATGAAATCAACGCCTGCCTGTTCATTGGCTGGTGCAGGGTCTGGCACAACATCGTTGCTGATGACGATTACTTGTTGAACAATGTTGTTGTCGTTCAGTTGAGCAAAGTGAGCCATTATGACCACGCAATCGTTCCAGATGAATTGAATGTATAAATCTTGAAACCACCAGAAGTTGTCTGTGTTCCACCTGTAAGCGTAGAAGCGTCAGCAACTGTGTCGGCGGTACGAAGAATGACAACACCGCTACCGCCAGCAGTACCACGACCACCGCCACCACCCGTATTTGCTGTGCCTGCTGATGGTGTTTGACCAGAACCGCCGCCACCCGTACCACCAGCACCACCTGTGCCGCCTTCGCTCAAACCGCCACCACCACCGCCACGACTTACCGCTGAGCCTGTAATAGATGACGAAAGACCATTGCCGCCAGCACCACCAACGGAAGCAGTTGCGTTGCCGCCAACCGCACCAGCACCGCCACCACCACCAGAACCGAAGTTGCTGGCGTTTCCTGTACCGCCAGCAAAACCTTGATTTATTTCACCAGCACCAGCAGCAGCAGTTCCCGCAACTGCGCCACCGCCAGACCCACCTCTTTCGCCAGCCACCTTTGCATTGCCAGCCGAACCGCCAGAGCCACCGCCAAGACTGATAACAGCAGGCAAACCTGTTCCACGAATGAGGCTTGTTGAACCGCTAGTTGGGGTGCTAGCACCACCACCACCAACGGTCACCGTGTAGGTGACATTGCGCAACAGATTTAGTTGAGGGTCAAGGGTTCCCAATCCACCCTGCGATTCACCACTTACGCTGTTGCGATAACCGCCAGCACCGCCACCACCATAAACGCCACCACCAC